TAGCAAACCATACTCCATTTGATAGTACAGCTGCAATAATGTGATATGTCATGTTGTTTCTGTTTCTACTTCTAGAAACAATACTAAAGCTTACACTTTGAGCAAAAGCTAAAAGCATAAGTGTTGCTACTGACCAAAAAGTTATCATCTTATTTTGATTTAAGGTAAATAAAAAAGGGGCCTGTTACAGCCCCTTGAATATATAATGACATTGAATTACCAAGGTAAATCGTCTTTAGCTTCTTCAACTAAAGGTTTATTAGCTATTTCAATGATTTCATTTTCAACTTTATCAGCACCTTCAAGATATTTAGGTGCATCTTTTGCCATTTTATCTTTGGCTAAGATTTTAATCTTTGACTGTTCTTGTGGAACACTCATCAATTCAATCCAATCATAATTTGTGTATGATGGAAGTGCAGTGAAGTTACGTTTATCGTATACAACTTTAATACGTACTTTTACACCTTTGTATTTATCTCCCAATGCTTTAATAGTATTAAGAGCAAACTCTTCAAATGTATTGCCTTTCACTTGTCTGAATGCTTCTTCAGATATAAATGTAGTTACAATTGCATTGATTCGTTTAATTTGACCGGTCACAAGACTAAAATAAATTTTAGACTCTTTCTCAGTCATGTCATTCAGATCTTTTTTGAGAGCAACTTTCCACTCTGTGTGAGATAGTTTTTCTTTGAGATCATTCTCGAAATAGAATGCAAAGAACTCGCTTCCTTTTTCTGTTTTCTTATATTCTACGGAAACTAGTTCACTATTCTCGTGAATACCTACTCCCATGTATCTATTACTGACGTCTTTTTTTTGTATGTCAGGGGTTACGCTATATAACATTTTGTAAATTTATTAGTTGTTAGTTGTTTCACTTTCTTCGTATGCTCTCATAGTTTCCAGAACGACAACTATATCGTTAGGGATACGTAATTCTTTGAACATACCTTCGGGTGATTTACAACTATTCTTTCCATTATTCTGAGTTAGAAAATAATAACTTGGTTTACTATCTTTTACTTCCACTTCCGTGTAAAGTACTGTAGTAAACATACTGTCAACTTTTATTTTCTCCTTCAAAAGTTTCCCACCAGGTACCATAAATGATACCCTCAACACTCCTTCAGCATCGTAGTTTTCTTCTACGTGTGCTAAAATAACAACTGTTAAATCGTCGCGTAAGCCATCAATCATCTTAATTATAGTGTATGTATCAGATGCAAAATCATTGAACTTATCGTAACCTTTTTCACCCATGCGTTTCATTAATTCTGAAATCATGGTTGCAGTGATAGTATCAATAACTATTACTTTGGTTTCTAATTTTGTTTCTGATATGGCCTTTAACAAGGTCTTGACAACTTGTGGAGAAGTGGTTCGATAGAAGTTAGTTTTCGCCAAATCTATTTTGCCATTTTCGCCAAGTACTGTTTTGTAATTAGTCTTCCATCCTTTGAAAGGTAATGCCTTTTCATCAGGACATATAATAAAAGTTGATTCAGGGTTCAAGTTTCTGAGAGATGAGGTCTTTCCTGTACCAGGATGACCCATAATTAGAACTTTATTTGCCATAATCAACTTTAAGGTAATAAATAAAGGGGGCAGGCAAGCCCAGCCCCCGTCTATTCAATGAAAAATAATGTTAATCTGTGTTGCTACTGATTAGTAAGTAACGATTCTGATGATAAGGTCGCGCTGAAGAGGGCATACCGGAAGAACCTTCACAGGTATCTGGATGCACTGCACGCCTTTCTCATACGAATGAACGACACCATTTACCATGCAGAAATTGGCATGATACCTGATGTTTTCCGCATCCCTCTGACGTTTTGCTGCTTTCTCAGCTGCAAATTTGTCGAGAGCTCGGTTGATTTTATCCCAGTCTTTCACGATGTCATACACCGGCTGGTACTTCTTGTCTGTGAAATAACCATCGCGTCTTACCCAGTTCATGTCGAACTTGGAAGAGCTACCGAAAGTTATCAAACCACCTTTTGGACATTCTGTGATGTCACCACCTTTTTCCTGAGCTGTTCCATCACCGCTAACGGTAAGGTTCAGGTTCTGGGCCCTACGAACAAGTTCGCGGACATAAGGGGTTTTCTCAGATGCATGAACAAAGAACTGGCCTTTGTCATTCAATAGGGGTTTCTCTGCAGGCTCAAGATTTACAAGTCTGAAAGTTGGGAAAGTTTCTACTCTTTCGAAATTAATTCTGTTTGCGTAAGGTAACATAAAGCCGAATTTTAATTAATAATTGATTGATTTAAAAAAGTTGGAGCATATTCATATTTGATGCACTAGGATCATACTCTTCGATGCGATTCCATTTCAGGTTATTCTTAAAAGTTAACACTTTCAAATCACCTTCCCGATTCTTTAGAAAATGCATGTATACTAGATCGGCGACAAGCCATCCCGCTGGACCATACGTTTTTAGGAGCAAGAGCTCAGGTCTATGTAAAACCACAACATAATCAGATGCTTGAAAAACACTTTCTCCTCCGAAGATGTCTTTCCGAGTAGGGAAATGCATTGAGGGATTGTTAAGTCTCTCAGTACTTTCGATATCTCTGTTCAGCTGACTTAATTGTATAATCGTATTTCTATCAAATTTCTTCAACTCCATGAACATATATTGAAGATTGGCTAAAATTTCACGTTCTTTCTCACCTTGCCTACCTTTAGTAAGCAATGTATGATCAAGTAATATGATTAACCATTTGTTTTTTACAAAATCCAATTTAGAAAATTCTAAAACTGTTTCTCGTATCTCATCTACTGTTCCAGGTAAGTCTACATAATAAATATGTAGTTTTTTAAATTTGTTTGCTTCTATCTCTACATTTAAGAGTTCCTCATCAGACAAGGCCTCTTGAGATAGCCCACTATAAAGTTGTTGCGTCGTCTTATTTAACTTAGCAGATATTTTACGACCAACCTGACGGCTAGACAACATCTCAAAGTTAAACGAAAGTATCACAAAATCTTCATGTGGATTACAGGTGAATAAGTCAGTCTCTAAACTATTTAAGAATGAAGACTTACCACTACCACTTATACCAGCGAAGGTGTAGATAGCGTTTGGTTCTATTCCACCCATACAAGTATTGTTAAATTTATCCCACCTAGTCTTAAGTGATTTAACAGTACCTAAGTGACGATTCTTGATGTACGATACAATATTATCCGCAGCTTGCGAAATATGTATAAATGATAGCATTTTATTCTAATTTAAGTCCATAACCTAACGTACTGTTATAGTCAGCACGATCTATTACATCGACTTCTTTGAGTTTCTGTTGCCAGGTATGCCATTCTTCTGAAGTTAACCACTTGTGTAGTCTCTTCATATAAGCTAGCTTGTTAGAGCTAGTACGGTCATAAATCTCATAAGCCAATGCGTCCATAATTTCTTTATGGGTAGCTTCACCACCTTTAATTGTCTGGTTGTAAAGTTTTCTACATCGTGTAAGGTCATTTCTTAAATAGTCAACTGTTCCATCAGGTCGTGTAACCTTAATGGGATAGTGTGCTACTAGTTCATCAAAGGCATCTCCTTTTTTGATTTCATCCAGGAAAGTACTACGGACGATTATTTTCATAACGTCCACACCATTCTCTTGGTCTGAGGCATGTATTAGTTTTTTCCTAATCAGTTTCTGTATGGAATCTGGTGTGATTGAAGAATCACGTTCTACAAATTGCTTTGCAGTTGCAATGTTTCTATTTGCAAGCAAATATAACATAACGTATTCCCCACAAGTTATTTCTAACTTGGCTAATCTCGCCAAATCTATTGCTATTACCATAACATTCAATTGATTAGTGGTCCCAATGTTTTTTAATGACAGGGTCAGCAAGCATTGGTAGCGTAGATACAAATCTTTCGCCTGCCTTTTCCATACAATACTTTTGTATTATAGAGATTTCTCTTGCTTGTTCTTCTGTACATTCAACACTACATTCATCATGAACAACGTTCACGAGTTTAGCATAAGCATTGTGATCATATGGCATTATGCCACGATTAATCAACGCTTGACGGATTAAAGTTATTGCTAACTTTGTCATATCAGAAGCAGTACCTTGTATAGGAGTATTCATTGCGCGCCGTTCAATGGAACCTTGTAGTTTCATCAACTGACTACGTTCAACACTCGATAAATTACCTTTCTCCTTCAAGTCTTTATACTCTTTCCAATATCTAAAATGACGAATGCGTCTTGTAACATTATTTGTTAATATGTAACCGTTATCCAAAGCAAATTTCTTTGTTTCATCAAACATTTTCTTCAAAGCTGGGAAGCCACGGAAAAAAGAATCTATTAGTTCTTGTGCTTCATTCTGCGATATATGCAGACTCTTAGAGACTGTAAACGCAGAGGCACCAAAACTTATAGAGAAATTAAGTATCTTACCTTTTTGTCGATAGGACTTATTTTCATTTGTGGAAGTAACTATAAACGGCTTTCCAAATGCGGCAGTAAACATTTTAGTAGCAACGAAGCTATGAACATCACCACCATCATTTAAAAAGAAATCTATGTACGACTGATCCTTAGCCCGATCAGCCATTATACGGGCTTCTTGTGAAGCGTAGTCAGCTGTTATTATTACTCTCCCTTCTGGCGCTTCAAACGCTGAACGGAAACTAATTTCTTTAGGTATCTGTTGTAGGTTAGGATTACGTGAACTTATACGACCAGTTTCCACAATCTGATTGTAATGAGTTCTTATTCTCCCATCCATATCTCGATACTTATCAAGATATTCAGAGCCAAAAGAATTAATAGCTTTCTCTTCTTTACGAAGTTTCAATAGAAGTTCAGTAACTGGATGCTTCTGTTCCATTAATGCAATTGCATTAGCACCTGAACTTGGTTTTCCATGCTTGTCAGCAGGGAATAAATTAAAAACTTTTGTGAGTATTTCGTATACCTGTTTATCACTTCCCCAATTAACTTCGGTAGACCGACGATTCTCGTAGGAAGAGTTAAAAAGATCACCTTGATACGCTACCTTTCGGTATTTATTAGCCCACTTTGTTTGATTCAAAAGTATTTCATCTAATTCTTGTTCCGTCTTCACAGACTGTAGTTGATACTGATTGGTTATTTCTAACCATTTCTGTCGATTTAAATGGAAACCATTAAACTCTATATCACCTAATGCAAGCAGGACATCATTCTCTAACTTAATACATTCTTCAATCTGAAACTTTTTAATAAGCTTCTCTTGTTCCTGTTTAATTTTGAATGGGTAGACAACGTCTAATGCTCCATACTTGATCTGTTGCTCTGTGAAAGGTTCGTTATGAACTGAATGAAATTGTTGTCTCGTCTCTTTATCTATATTCTCTTTAAAGTAATGTTTGTAAACACCAGCCAAAGAGAATCTTCTATTCTTTCTGATATATGATAAGTCATAGGCTCCATTATAAATAACTTGATCCGCGACCATAGTATCATATACTTTAGGCAATAGAATTTTACGTGATTTTAAGACGTTATAATCAAACTTAATGTTATGTCCTATGTAAGTGCGAGATCGTGTCTCTAAGAAGCTCTTAATAGGGTCTATGGGCAACGTACGCATATCAAAGATATACTGGTCTCCATCCTCAGTACCAATCTGTAACATTAGTAGATTAGTATTGATAACATCGAGACTCGTTGTTTCAACATCTAAAGCAAGTGTGTCGTAAGGAGTTAGTAATTCTAAGGCAGTTTCTATTGATATTGACGTATTGATCTTTTCAGAATAATTAGTATTCGAATTCTTCTGGATCAGATATATCATCGTTCAATATTTTTTTTGCTTTATCAATTCTCGACTCTATTTCAGGTTCTTCGTAAACGTTATAATATTTCTCAGGAGCAAATTCATCTTCAATATCCTTTTCAGTCAACACTTCTTCGCATTGGCTTGGAAATACTACAATTGCAGTATTAGGAAAGTAAAGACTATCACATATAAAATGTGTCTTGTTTCTGAGTATCACGTCTAAGATATCTCCTTCTTTCGCATGTAATATAGGTTCACAAGAATCTCTTTTGATACCTATTATATCTTTAGATAGAATGACTTGCATAAATGATTAACTAGTAGTAACTATTATACGAAAACATTTCGCTAATGTTACCATTAGTATCTTAATTATTACCCTCGTTATTGATCGAACACCATGATAGTGCTGGTATACAAAACTGTAGCTAACCATTTATACTTTAGTACATCCTCTATCAAAGCATCGTAGTATTCAGGAACATCTTTAACGTTCTCAAATATCTCTTTTGCTTCATAGAATTCTTTAGAACTTATAAACTTATAGTGAGGTTTATTCTTATAGTCAACCTGAAAGAATTCATCACTATCTGTTTGTATTAGCATGCCTGGCTTTGTAGTGAAAGTAGTCTTAATGTATCGCCAGTATACATAATCGTTTATTATAAAGACATCACTTGTTTGTTTCTTACCGCCTTTGAAATCCATTATACAAGGAGTTCAACAACAGCAAGTATTTCTCTTCTTATTTCCGGACGAATATTCTGATTTGATACCAGATTTTCCAGACGATTTTTGATGAATAAGATATCATCATTCAGAGAAAAGATTGCAATGTCAATTATTGTTTTCTGGTCTTCTTCGGTGTATGTTTTACCACCGACGATAGTTTCTTTTAGAGCAGTTTCAGAATCATTCTGAACCTGTCTTAAGAGGCGTTTTGATTTATCTCTTAATGTTTCCATAATTAGTTATAAATAAAAGAGGGTACCTATTCCTAGGCACCCCCTAACTATGTTAATACTGTAAATCTTTTCCATAATGTCATGCCCGCTATTACGGCGGGTTGATAAGAAATAACTAAACATCATCAATAACTATGTACACCATAGCTATCTTAACAATAACATTTAGACAGTGTTCTCAATTGCATTTTCCTCATTATCACTTGTTCAGCGAACATGTCAGGGTATCAATCATTATGTACAAATCATTACAATATAGAACAAGTGTCACCATCACAGTAAAGTTCAGGTTGTGCTTCTTCTTTCGTAGAATTACGGAATAACATAGGTTTTATTAATTTTATTTGCTTCTCGTACTCTTCCTTAGAAATAGTTTCATAAGGCATTTGGGGATATCTAGAGATTTCTACTTTTGGTAGAAAGCTAATACCTTTTAACGAATATTGGAAATGATCGAGTATATGTTTTATCTCACCTGCATCCTTAGGTTCAAACGAGACAGTGCATGACACTTGATTATCGGCCCAATACGTCTGCATAAATGCAGCTAAAGCCACTTGTTCCCAAATACTAACTTCACTATTAGTACGAATGTTTTCGATCTTTACTGGTATCTCAACTACTACAGCTGAAGTATCTACCTGATCATTTTCAATGAAGTAACCAGCCTTTTTCAAGTCGGCTATCATCTCTGAGTTTGACCTAAGTCGTATCCTTCTTATGTAATAATTGCTTTCTGGATAATGAATACCAGGCGTAACACCTGCGAGTAGGCTTACTGTACCACTAGGTTTTACCGAAGTGATTTTAATTGACTTTGGAATAGCAAGCCAGTCAGAATAAACATCATCGTAATATTTCAACGTTGAGTATCCCTCTGTAACCCATGTTTTAAGCTTGTCAATGCCATTGGCTTCAACAAACTGTGCTATACCACTAATTGAGGTACCTATTCGACGGTTTCTGAGCATTACACGATTCGTTTCTACCCAATGGGTATTACAAAGTGTAACAGTTTTCGCATATAAATACGCAAATTTAAGGGTTCGTTTATAATCTTGTAGAGATTCTGCTTTTGTTATAAAAGTTTCGACAAGACAACACATTTCGCCAGATTCAAGCGTTTGTTCTCCGCAAGGGTTAGTACCCTTAGCACGGAAATCTTTATCATTTGGTTTATCACACATGCGGCCATACTTCTGAGCATTTTGAAGCCAACAATAGCCGGGTTCTCCGTTTACACCGGTTTGCTCAGCAACTACAGTATAGTCCATGCCAACTTCTGCAAGAATACTATTATTTGAGGCCCACCCATAAGCAGCACGAGCTGCGTTAGCTCCTTCCATTGAGGTGCCATTCCAATGATAATCTTTTAAGTTCAGATATTCAGAACTATTAGGATCACCAAATGAAATTTGAGCGGTTCTTCTTACATTACCAGCAACTACACATACACCAATCCAATTCATTAAATCAACAATATCAGTAATGGTAATTTTCTTACCAGTCTTATGAACAAAGGTACTATTAATACGATTGTGTAAGTCTAATAGAGGTTGATATCCTGCTGATGTACCACCAAATGTTTTGATAGGTGCACCATATGGACGGATAAGAGAATAGTCGAACGCAGGTAAAGCATCTCCACGAAAGTATGCATTGAGAAGCATCTTAAGTGACTCTACCCATCCTTCCCTGGTATCGGGAATAGTGAAGTTACATATCCCTTTAGGGGACTTCCATGTGATTAAGCCAGCTCCTTTTGTATCAAATCCCACACCAACGCCAAGCATTGACATATCCATCATAAATTCAAATGGACGAGTAGGATTATTAGCAATATCTTCAGTTGAATAAAACGCACAACTTGTCAAAGCAGCATGAAGTTTTCGTTCATGTATCAAGTCAGTACCCATAGCCCATAGTCCTCTACCAGAAGGAAGGAATTTCATGTTGAACATACGTTCATACATTTCTTCAGCACTACGATGTGCTTTATTTTCATCCCAGCCTAAACCGTTAGATAGAATATGTTCTTTTTGTATTGAGTACGTACCTTCGACGACACGTCGTATCGTTTCAAACCATTTCTCGTTAGTACCATCTGGTTTCGTACGAGAATACGTACGCATATAGGCAATTTTACCTAATCCGTTAAAACCAAAGGCAGGTTCAGTTGAAGAGTATTTGTTTACAAAAGAATCTTTTAACGTGAATCTGTAGTTATTCAATCGATATTATGTTTTATGCAGCAGTAGCGATTAATTCACCGGCTCTTGCAAAGTTTATCATTTCCATACGATAGTTTTCCATCGTAGCTGATAAACCTCGACCTTGAACAACTAAGCGTTCAACTTCGCAAGCTTTTTCTTCGTCTTCTACTTCTGCTTTGTTATCACTCTTTTTAACTTCTTTAACAGTAGGATTCAGAATTAGGTTAAAAACCTCATCTTTTAATAAAGAGTCCAAGTCACTGGCTGTTAGAAATAAGTGATTTTCGTACGATCCGTTCTTTCCATCTTTGATATCTAAGAATTCCTCCTTGGATATTTCAATAGGAAATAAAGGGATATTAGGCTTCTCAAGAAATACCACCACTGATGAACTTGTAGTTCGCAGATAATGGTCGAGTTGTTTTTTAGTTTGTAACCCGGAAACTACACGTAGTAGAGTCAAGGATAAACTATCAAAATTTCTTGTAACGCGATCAATAGTTGGTGTATTAACATTTCTGATCGCCATGGCTGTCGAGAACGCGGGATTCTCGTCAATTAGTTTCACACTGGCATGGAATGCTTTTGCAATGTCCTTTTCAGAATCACTTAAGCTCTCGAAAGATATCTTTTCAATATCTCCCAGGTAATTACCATTGTTCTTCTCTACTATAGAAGTAAAGGGAATAATGTTTTTTAAGTTCTTAAGCATATCAATCCTGAATACGACAGAGTTTTTCATTTTACTGTTTAGTTCCTTCGCCAGATTTGAAGAATCGAGACAACTTCCGATTACAACAATATTCATAAAAAATCTGTTTTAAATGGTACATCGACTGTTACTTTCTTGTTTAGCCTTGTAAGACTAGACTCGATTTCCATACAGTCCTTCTTCAATTGATTTAGCCAATCAGCCAATTGAGTGTACGAAAACACGGGCGATTCTTTTTCAATCGCTTTCTTACCCTTGCCATGAACATCACCTTCAACAGTTTCCCGTTGCATACTTTCATAGTTTTGGATAAGATTTTTCTTTTCTGATAGTGTGTATACGTGATGTGATATACATTGTTTTTCACCATCAGGTGTTGAAAGATTTGCTTTCTGAATCAAAAGTTTCAGTACAACTAATCGTTCCTGTAGAACACCATTTTCTTTTAAAACCTTTTTGAGGTTGTAATTTCTTTGCTGATTCTTTAGGACAACATTCTCGTTTCTGAGTATGTTTTGATTTACTTTTAGCTTGTCCTGAATTTTATCTTTTAACTCAAGTGCTTCACTTAATGTGATTTTGGTGTTTGATTTAAAAATGTTCAGCATGAGTTCGAAATATTTAGTAAATTTAACCTATACCATGATCCAGTTTAGGTGAATTACTTATATCAGTTTTTTAACATTTTCCCAGTAAAGGAGTGTCATTGGTCCTGAACCATTCCAATCCTTAGCAGCTTGTTCCCAGCTTTTACCTTCTGCAAAAAACAGAAAGACACGCTTGGATAAATCATAATCGTAACAATCTTCTAAGGTATAACTAGTACCGTTAAGTTTGTTATAATGATCTATTCTACACTGCCTTATTTGAAATGCTCCTACTGCATTCTCTAACTCATTGTGAGCTAACGTATCACCTCTAGATTCCCAATGAACAACAGCTTTAATAAGCGGTTCAAATTCATTTACACCATCATAGTAGTTAACTACTTCTGACTCTGGTATATAGAAAATTGGTCTATCTGGGGGTGGTGCGAGTAAGTGCATCGAAATAAATAATAGTAAAAATGTTAGTTTTGGTTTTTTCATAACAAGAATTTTGGTTTGACATAAACCAGGCGAGAAGCGGCAAAAACCGCGTACTTGTTATACGTAAAAAAAGCTAAAAGGTTTCAATCAAGAGGTTAAGATGCATCTCTTCGTACCACTTATATAACTCTTCACAACAATATTCCTCGTCTTTTACTTTGGGATATTTAGCTCTGCGTTGTATTATTAGTTGTTTTAACTCAAATAACGATCCACCTTCATTTCCTACATTATTCAGCGTTTTCCAGTTATCTTTGATGTATAACTTTGGCATACTGTATTCTAACAAAGGATAGAAAGTACTTCTTAAACTTCTAAAATAATGAAATACTTTAGCGTAAGTTAAGAAATGTGTCAACAGTTTCTCATAGTTATTTTTAGATAGACTATTGCCTATTATTGAAGATAGTCTGATATTATACTGCTCGTATACAAGATGTTCAATCTTGTTGAAAGTACTTTCGCTTTCTCTACGATCACGTTTATCAAAATCTTCCCAGGAAACTATTGTTTCTTTCGTTTTATAAAGAGTTGTTATTGAACTTACCAAGGCTTTTGCTTCCTTGTTAACTTCAGGTAATATGATTTCTTTAAGAGCAGTAAGTACGATTTCAACATTTGATTGTTGTATCATTTTGTACACTACTTCTAATAAAGTTGGATAGATAGCAACTACTCGAGAGTAATCACCGTACTTTGAGTATTCGTTATGTAAAAAATCGTATCTCCATCCACCAGCTAACTCCCTTTGTACATCAATCTCTTCATTATACCAATGTGTGAGTTTGTTTTTGAAGTCATAGAAATCATACCTGAATAGTATATTATTGTGTAGATACAACATAATTAACCACGCATACAAGTAATCTTCAATATCCTCAGGAATTAAAGATTTAGTTATAGT